TCCCGACACGAAGGCCACGATCACCGGCGAAGCCACAAATAACAACTTTAGTAGATCGGGACGCCGTAGGGCCATCTTTTTTGACGAATTCGCGTTCTGGGAATGCGACCAACAGGCATGGAGGGCAAGTGCCGACGCATCAAACTGCCGGATTGTAGTTAGTACCCCATGTGGATTTAACAACCAATTCGCCAAATTAAGACACTCCGGAAGTATCCGCGTCGAAACCCTGCATTGGAAACTCCATCCCGAAAAAGATCAAGCGTGGTACGACAACGAGTGTAAGCGTAGAAACAATGACTCGGTCGAAATCGCGCAGGAACTGGATATTAACTACGAAGGCTCTGAGGAAGGCGTTCTTTATGAATTCGCCGAACTTAAGAAAGCCGTCCACAACCAGCCTCTTTTAAGCCCAGACCGCATTGTAGTGGCCTTAGATCCTGCGGGAGAGGGTGAAGACGAAGCCGTGTTCTATGTCATGAATAACGGCAACGTGGTGGAAAGAAAGTTCATCGCAAAAAGCAATGATCCCATGCTGGCCGCCGAAACGGTGATGCTTTTAAACAAATGGAAAGCCCAAGTTTTTATCGCAGACTCCATCGGAAACTCGGTCGCCGATCTTGTGTCTCAACTTCTCGGTAAAAACGAAAAAGGCATTAAAGTTATAAAATTCAAATCCTCCGAAAAATCCCAAGACCCGTCTTATTTCAACCGCAGGGATGAAGTCTATCACCGCGCCGCGATCCAGATGAAATCGGGAAATGTTCAGGTCGACGACGACTACACCCTGATGAAGCAGTTAAACGCCACCAAATACAAAAAAGACAACGGACGCATTTACATCCTGTCCAAAGAAGAAATTAAGGAAGTAATAGGCACCTCACCCGACCGGGCGGATGCATGGGTACTCGCAGTTGAAGCGCTTAAATACACACATTCACTCAGGGAAGTCAAACAAGCGGAGGGCTACCGGAATGTCATTCAGTTTAACGAAGTCCTCTCAGGCCAAGAGTATGGGGATTGGCAGGATGTTTTGGAATGATAGACCAAATAATCGTTTGCAGAAAATGTAAAAAAGAAAAAACGACAAAGGACTTTTACCCGGCAGAGCTTTTAAAGAAATCCAAATGTTGCAGGTCGTGTCTGTATACCGAAGTAAGGGCCTGTAGGGCCAAGAATCCGGAAAGATACAAAAAAAATCGAGAAGCCTATCAGAGAAACAATGCGTTTAGAGCCAAGTTACTAAGGATGAATCTTAGCGATTCTTTTTACGCCGAAACATTGGAAAAGCAAAACGGAAAATGCGCGATTTGCAAGGCCGAAAAATACGACAGGCTAGGTAGAAGATTCGCCATAGACCATTGCCATGATACCGGAAAGATTCGAGGTTTATTATGCAGTCAATGTAACGTTGCCTTAGGGATGTTTAAAGACAGCGAGGAGGTTCTTGAAAATGCGATCAAATATCTACGGCAATATCCGTCCTGACAGAAAAGAGCCTCCAGTCGGCGCAAACCTTCCCGATCCTTTTTTTGATTCCTACAACGAAGAAATATTGACGGCCTATGATACCTTGAACCTAATAGCAGAAGAGCGCAAAGAACTCATCACTATTACGATAAACCGAGCTTTCCTAAAGAAAATTGTGTGGTCACACATTCATGAGATTTGCAAATTAGCTGATGCCCACCGACATTGAGCCGCAAGAGAAGACTGAAAAAATAAGTCCTCCGGGTTCGGAGCGTCATGAGTTTATTAAAAAGCTCGCCCAGAAAGTCCGTCAGGATGATGCAGACCGTCAGGTTTGGAAAGACAAGCAGGTTGTCGCCTATAACGCACGACTTGGACTGAAGCGCCGCACCAATAGACCCTACCCCGGAGCCGCCGAAGTCCCTATTCCCATCACCGATAAGTTCATCACGAAGCTGAAGTCCATGTTCGTGTCGGTGGCAACCCTGATGAAAAAGCAGATTGTCGTGTCTGTCGATGACGGCGAGATCGTAACCCCTGAAACCAAAGCATCGGCAGAACGAATTGAACGCGCCTTAAATAACTTAATTAAAAAACGAGATTTTGGATGGGCGAAGAAAGTCACTCTTTTCGTCGACTACTTCCTAGAAAACGGACATGCGGTTTTTAAGATCATCGAAAAGTTCTTTTCCAGAACGATCAACCGCACCATCGACATCGAAAACAACTATTCTCCAGAAGATATCAAATATCTTAAAAGTCTTAAAAAACAGGAACTTCGTCTGATTCTCGCCCAACGCGAAGAAATGGACATTACGGACGAAGACGATTTAAAACAGATCGACAAGGCCATTGACCAGTTCAAGTCTGGAAAAAAAGTCCTCAGTTTCACCAAAAAAGAAATTTATTCCGAACCCACCGTCATTCCGGAACGCGGTCTGAGAATCATCGTCCCGTCAAGCGGAACGGATGTTCAGACGCTTCCTCGTATCACCCACGAAATTCCGATGTACTATCAACAGCTTGTCGACAAAGCCAATAAAAAGATTTACGACAAAGCCGCCGTGGATTCTCTGGACGAAGAGGCAGGTACGACGGATGACGGTTTAACAAATACTTCTTGGGCTATTTCGGAAGGCATAAGTACCTTGGATGTAAAGTCCGGGATGTTCATGGTGCGTGAATGCCAGACTTGGTACAAAGGTGAGAAGTGGGTATTTACTTGGATCGAGCAGTCCGGCGCACCTAGCAACGACTCTGAGGAAAACAAAGACATCAAAGTCCTTCAGGAACTCAAACTTCCCTATGACCACGGAATGTGGACGTATGTAAAACACGATTACGAATTAAAAAACACCAGATGGTATTCCAGTCGTGGAGTTCCAGAAAAGATTCGTGGTTTACACCAGACCATCGAAAAGATGTACAACGCCCGTTTGATTCGCGACGAACTGAACAACGCCCCCATGTGGCGTGTTTCTAAACAACTCGGCATGGCAGGGGATGAGATCAGGATGCGGCCCGGACAGGTGATTCAGGGGGAACCGGGCGAAATCGAGATGCTGAACAAAGGCATCACGACCGACGTGTCCTCAGAACGTCTAGAACAACAGGCCAAAGCGTATGCTGAAGAGTATTTGTCCATTACGGACTTCTCGAATCGTTCGGCGGTGAATCAAGGCGGCTCCAGAACGGCCACCGAGATTCAGGCGATCAATCAAGCGTCCACAAGACAAGTCAACATGGACATCGCGCTTTTTCTCGACACTCTTTCCGAAGTCGCGCAGCACATGTATTTGATTTTAAAACAAGCCGTGAATCGTCCGATGAAAGTTGCCGGTGTTTTTTTAAGACCCGAAGATTTCCTCGTTAAAACATCGGTGGCGTGGTCGGGTTCACTCGATGCGACAGACTACCAACTTCAGCTTCAGAAGGCTTTGACCCGCATGCAGATCACCATGCAGTACGGTCAGCCCGTCGGTGTCGTCACGCCCACGAACGTCTACAACATGTTACAGGACATGTACGACAAAGACCCGGATGTGGACGTTTCATCGAAATTCATTACAGCCCCTCAATTTGCAAGCATGGATCAGATGTCGAAACAGCAGGAAGAAATCGTCCGAATCCTGAACGGATTCGATGTTCCCGTATCACCGGATGATGATGACAATATCCATCTTCAGGTCATTGAGGAATGGGCCAACACGCCTCAAGGTGCCGCCGCAATGCAGAATCCCGGCGTTGCCCAACTCCTTGAAAAACACACGCAACTTCACATCCAATCGGAGCAGTTAAAAAATGGAATCCAAGCGCAAAAAGCGGCAGGTTCGCAAGGCAACCTCGGCGATCCCCGCGCCGCAAAAGTCCGCTCCGCAGTCGCCTAAACAAGAGCCTCCCAGTTCTGCGGAGGCTTTGATTTATTTTAATGCTGAACTTGTGCAATCTCTCTTTAATTCTCAAGGGTGGCAGGAAATCGCATTTCCGCTTCTTCAGGAATCGATTGCTTCCGTTGCGGGCCGTTTTACGAACGGGCGGTATTACCACGGAGAACTTACAAGAAGCAAAGAAAACCGAGATTTTAATGCCGGATATCAATTCGCATTGGAAGAATTTACTAATCGACTGCATGACTTCATTCTTGCCAAGGAGAAGTTAGAACAGAAAAAGAAAGAAGAATTGGAAGAGACAAAAGCCCCGATTATAAATCCTTTCATGGAGGGTAATGAATTTGAAGACTAATATAAAAAAAATAATTCAAAGTATCAAAAAAACAAAAGAAAGCGTTGAAAAGTTAGAAAGAAAACCGATGCGTCTCGACATTGATTACGAGAAGAAATACCAACAAAGAGACATGCGTCAGGAAGCGATGGACATGGGGGCGCATGGCGCAAGTGAAATATGGGGAGGAGGAGACCAGCAGTGACCAGATCATCGGAAGAATACGAATTTGCGAGAAAGATCATAAAAAGAGAAACCAAGAAACCGAACGTTTATTCCGCAAACAGGAAAGAAGCTGTTTTGCAGCGTGTAGCCAAAGAGTTCGGCGAAAAAGGTGTCCGCGAATTTACCAAAGAATTTAAAAAAGAATTGGGGATCAAGTGATTCCTAAGAAGTTACTGGAAGAAATAAATAAGTGGATTCAAGAAAAACGATACGGAAACATTCAGATCAATTTTGCGGGTGGAAAGATCGTGAATGTGAACCGTGCCGAATCCGTGAAGGTGGATATGCTGGGTACTGATTCGTCCTCTCTTG